GAGTATGTTGTACCTGCTGATGTGGTACGCTTCTTTGGCGTTAAGTTCTTTGAGGACATCCGTAATGAAGCCAAGCGAGGCTTTGCTGATATGGAAGCTAATGGACGCATCGGTGGTGAGCCTGTCGGTGAGACTGGCATGGAGATGGGTGGTGATGAATTACCTTTTGACGTGTCTGAGTTACAGATGGTTGAAGATTCTCCAGAAGAGCAACCCATGATGAACCAAGGTGGTTTTATCTCTGGTTATGCTGAAGGCGGTGCAGCCGCTCTACCTTACCACGTTGCCACAGGATCTGATAGCAGCGGCTTTGAGATTCGTACCTTTATTGGAGAAGATGGAACAAAGTATTATATTCAGTTTATGAATGGTAAACCTTTAACACCTATTCCTGATGGGGCTACTCAAGAAGCTACTGCGGCTGAACAGGTATCTACTCAAGTAGAAACAGCAGCAGCAACAGGCACTGCTACATCTAATGACAATGATAATACACCACCACCTCCTCCAGCAGAAGCTATTGACTGGTCTGACCCTACTGTCGCTACACCTGAAAAGTTTCTATCAACTTACGAAGACATTAAGGGTATGGGTACAGGCCTATCCTATGGTGCAGGTCTTATGTTAGGTCCGTTAGCAGGACTTGGTGTAAAAGGTCTAATGAAACTACAAGAAAACTCTATGCTTAAAGGCCTTGATAGTCAGATTGAATCTCTTACAAATACTGGCAATACTTCTCAAGTTAAAAAGCTAGAAGAAATTCGCAACATTATGCAAGGTAAGAACGCAGACGGCTCTGAGAAACTTAGAGAAGCGCCTACTGGTATTGAAATACTTACAGGTGGTGAGACATACAGAGGTAATAGTATTACAGAGTCCCTTGCCAATATCCTAACAAAAGGAGATGGTAAATCTTACAGAAACGGTGTTCTTGTAGACGATGCAACAGGCGAAGTTCTTGAGCCTGGCTTTGCAAACAGCACGAGTAATGACCCTGTTAGCACTCCTACATCTCAACCTTCACAAAATAATGGGGGTGGGAATAATGACAGTGGTAATAACGCACATGAAGCCATGATGAAAGTAGCCGCTGAAGCTAAAGCATCCAAAACAGGTGGTAACTTAGCTAAAGTTAAAGAAAAAAGTGAATCGGCTTATAAAGCTGCAACAAGCACTAAAAAAGAACTAGAATCTCAATACGGTTCCGGTTTAAACAAGGGCGGCTTGATGAAGAAGAAGTAACTACTAAGACTACCAAATAACTATAAGGCTACCCAGCAATAATGCTGGCCCCAACATAAGGAAAGAAAATGTCAGAAGCAATTCAGACGGACTCAGCGTCCCATAATCGTAACATATCTCGTGTACAACGTGATGAAGAGGAACTAAAAGCTCTGTTTAAACAAGCAGGGATTCAGACAGATGAAACAGAAGAAGAAACTGCTGAAGAGGAATCCCGTAGCGAAGAGCCTGTCGAGCGCACAGTTCAGGCAGAGAGTGTTACCGAACAAGAAGAAGAACCACAAGCTGAAGCACAAGATGAAGATCTGAGTGCAGAAGAGAAGAACTTCAAGAAGCGTTACGGTGATCTACGGCGACACACTCAAGAGAAAGAGAAAGAGTTTCAATCACAGCTTGATAAGCTTAAGTCACAACTTGATGCAGCTACAAAGAATGAGCTTGTACTACCCAAGTCAGAAGACGAAGTAGAAGCATGGGCTAAGAAGTACCCAGATGTTGCAGGTATCGTAGAGGCTATTGCTGATAAGAAAGCTAATGAACGTTCTGCTGATCTTGATGGGCGCTTGAAAGAGATTGAAGCATTACGTGCGTCTGCTAAACGAGATAAGGCTGAAGCTGAGTTACTCTCTATGCACCCTGACTTTCAAGAGATTCGTGCTGATGATGCGTTTCATACATGGGCAGAAAAGCAGCCTAAAGTTGTACAGGATGCACTATACGAGAACAGTGAAGACGCTAAGTCTGTAGCACGTGTTATTGATCTCTACAAGTCAGATAAAGGTATCAAGACTAAGAGTAGCTCTAGCTCAGACAAAGCAGCTGCATCTTCAGTAAAAGCTAAAGGTCGTACTGCATTGGATGCAGATGACTCCTCAAGGTATCTCAGTGAATCACAAGTAGCTAAGATGAGCCTTAAAGAATACGAGAAGCGCAATGATGAGATCTTTGAAGCTCAGCGCTCTGGTAAATTTATTTATGATATGTCTAAGAAATAACTTGACACTTATTCAATCATAGATAAAACTATAGGCATGTACAGTGTCAGGCATAAACTGCCTGTACATGCTTTTCACTAAGCACTAAAGCCACATCAAAGAACTACCTCAGATTATAGGCCCAGCGCTCAACGGACGGCCATCCTTAGAGCATAGCTGACTACCCTACTAAGACGAGCCTCTTTAGTGGATATGTAGTGTATATCTCTCACGCCATATCTATAAGGAGAATTATTATGGCTATCGGAACCGCTGGTGGTGGATTTAACGGGAACTTCTCCCCGATTATCTACTCTAAACAGGCACAAATCGCTCTGCGTAAAAGTGCTGTAACTAACGCAATCACCAACAACTCTTACTTTGGTGAGATTGCAAACCAAGGCGACACAGTTCGCATCCAAAAAGAGCCAGACGTAACCGTCAACGCTCTGCAGCGTCACACAGGTATCTCAGTAGAGAAACTTGATGACACAGACTTCTCTTTGACTATTGATAAAGCTAACTACTTTGCTTTCAAAATGGATGACATTGAAGAGCAGTTCTCTCACGTAGACTTCACCTCATTGGCAGCCAACCGTGCAGCCTACAAAATGGCAGACGCCATGGATGAAGAATGCTTGGGTTACTTGTCTGGTTACGCTGGTGGTGCAGGCTCTTGGGCCGTCAACACAACAGCTTCTGGCGATAAAGCCAATACTGGTGCTGGTACTGACGAACTGTTGGCAGACAACAAACTGGACGCAACTGACTTCGGTAACTTGACCATTTCGGCTACAGCTACTGCAGGTGACTCCATCCCACTCGCTCCACGCCTCCCAGGTGCAACAGCATTGTCTGCGACAACTGTTTCTCCTTTGACTGTGGTTGCACGTATGGCTCGTAAGCTTGACGTACAAAACGTTGACGCACGTGGTCGCTGGATGGTTGTCGATCCAATCTTTGTTGAGATGCTGAAAGACGAAGACTCTCGTGTACTGAACGCAGACTTCGGTGGCTCAGGCTTGATGAACGGTTTGGTTCTCAACAACCTGCACGGCTTCCGTATCTACGTATCCAACAACCTGCCTTACTTGGGTACAGGTGCTGGTACTAACGGTACAACTGCACAGGCTACTAACTACGGTGTAGTTGTTGCTGGTCAGGACGAGGCTGTTGCTTCTGCTGAGCAAATCAACAAAGTAGAGAACTACCGTGACCCAGACAGCTTTGCTGACATCGTTCGTGGTATGCACCTCTATGGTCGCAAGATCCTGCGTCCAGAGGCTCTTATTGTTGCTAACTACAACGCTGCCTAATAGGCTTAACATTGGGGCTGGCTACATGCTGGCCCCTTTGTGCTTTCTTCACACATAAAAGGGACATCTCAAGATGGCTATTACAACTGCAATGTGCAACAGCTTCAAGCAAGAGCTTCTTGGGGGTGTTCACGATCTGGATACAGATACACTCAAAGTGGCTCTTATCAAGGCTTCTCCTGCTGGTACTTATGGTTCTGGCACTACTAATTATTCTGACATCACTGGTAATACAGATGAAGCAGTAGGTACTAACTACACTGCTGGTGGTCAAGAGCTAGACTCTGCTACCATTACTCTATCGGGTAGTACAGCTATCGTAGACTTCGCTGACGAAGTGTTCGCTAACTTGACTATCTCTGCAGACGGTGCTATCATTTATAACTCATCTCAAGGTAACGCTGCTATTGCAGTATTTGACTTTGGTACTACTGTTACTTCTACTAGCGGTGACTTCACTGTTGTATTCCCAGCAGCAGACGCTTCTAACGCTGTAATTCGTATCAGCTAAACTAACTATAAGGTTATTGCACAATGGCGTTTATCATCAAAGATCGTGTCAAAGAAGGTACAACCTCTACAGGTACAGGGAATGTCTCCCTTGATGGTGCTGTTGCTACCTTTGACACTTTCCAGTCCTACATGACTAATGGTGATACTACTTACTACGCTATTGTGCATACCTCCTCCGGTGTAGACGAGTGGGAAGTAGGACTAGGTACATGGAACACAGGTAACACTCTTACCCGTACTACTGTCTTAGCTGGCTCTAACGGTACATCTACTGAGAACTTCTCCGCAGGTGTTAAAGATGTGTTTATGACATACCCTGCTGCACATGCTGCACTTGCAGGTGATGATGTAGACTTTGCTAACATTACAGTTACAGGTACTGTTGATGGACGTGATGTTGCAGCAGACGGTACAAAACTTGATACAGTAGAACAGAATGCGGATGTAACAGACGCTATTAACGTAGCTGCTGCTGGTGCATTGATGAAGTCTGGCGGAACCATGACGGGTAATCTTATCCTTAATGGTGATCCTACTGTTGCACTTGGGGCTGCAACAAAAGAGTACGTTGATACGATTGCTGCTGCAGGTATTCACTATCACACGCCTGTACGTGTTGAGGCTCCTCTTAACCTGACTGTTACGTATAACAACGGTACAGCTGGTGTAGGTGCTACACTTACTAATGCTGGTACACAGGAAGCTATTACTATTGATGGTGTAGCTCTTAGCTCTGGTGATCGTGTACTTGTGTATGAACAAACAGATGCTACTCAGAATGGTATCTACACTGTTACTACTGTAGGTGATGGAAGCACTAACTGGGTATTGACACGTGCTACAGACGCTGACTCTTACGGTGTATCAGACCCTGATGCGTTTGGTGAGGGTGATGCCTTCTTCGTTAAGGAGGGTGCTACAGGTGCTGGTGAACTCTACGTGATGAACACGAGTGGCACTATTACCTTTGGTACTACAAACATTACGTTTACTGTTATCGCTGAGACTGCTGTGTATTCCGCTGGTACAGGGCTTACTCTTACAGGCACTACATTTGCTATTGGGCAGGATGTAGGAACTACAGCTAATGTCACATTCAACCAAGTCACAGCAGCTATTATAGGTAACGTAACAGGTAACGTCACTGGTAACGTGACAGGTAATGCTGGTACTGCCACTAAACTAGCCACATCTCGTACCATTCAGCTTTCTGGTGACGTAACAGGCAGTGCCTCGTTTGACGGTTCTGCTAATGCTACTATTACAGCTGTTGTACAGGATGATTCACATAACCACGTTATCTCTAACGTAGACGGACTACAGACTGCACTAGATGGCAAGACTACCACAGCACGTACTATTAGCGCTGGCTCAGGTCTTACTGGTGGTGGAGACTTAACTTCTAACCGTACTATCTCACACGCTGATACATCCTCACAGGCAAGCCTCACTGCTCTGACTGGGGCTGCTGTAGTGAGTGACATTGACGTAGATACTTATGGTCACGTTACAGGTCTTGCTACACGTAACATCACATTAGCTAACTTAGGCTACACAGGTGAGACTAACGCTACAGCGGATCAGACTATTACTGCAGGTAGTGGTCTTTCTGGGGGTGGTACAGGTAACGTAACCCTGTCACATGCTGACACATCTAGCCAAGCCTCCGTGGATAACTCCGGTACTACAGTTATTCAAGATGTTACACTTGACACATACGGTCACGTAACTGGCTTAGCTTCTAAAGCTATGACTCTAGCGGATCTAGGCTACACGGGTGCTACTAATGCTAACTATATCACTAACAACAATCAGCTAACCAACGGTGCTGGTTACACAACTAATGTTGGTGACATTACAGGCGTGACAGCAGGTAGCGGTATCACGGGTGGCGGTACATCTGGCACAGTTACAATCAGTCACGCTGATACATCATCTCAAGCATCAGTTAATGGCTCTGGTCGTACATACATCCAAGACATCACCTTGGATACATATGGTC